TCTGGTATATCCAATTCACAAGCAGACAACTTTGTATATTATTTCCCCGATTTAGAAGTAGCTTATGTTATACCTATGAGTAAATTAAGATTACTGGTGATGACTAATGATTTACAACTAACAGAACAATCAGGAGATGGGGGTAGAGTTCAGGGATATTTGGTTCATAGAAACTTATTCAAAGAATGGTTTAATATCATTACAATAAAAAAAGATGAAAATATTTGGGTTAATTAGAACTTTTGATATTTTACAAAGTATTTATAAATAAATAAAAGGATAAAACGATAAAAAAATGGAAATAATACTAATGGGTTTAGAATTATTAGAACAAGTAGGAGCTGATGAATTTAAGGATAGGGGGTATTTAATGGTTTTTAAGGGACTTAAATATGATATAACATATAAAGTATATACTGATAAGATTAGACATCGTTTAGACGACCCAATATCATTAGACACACTAATAGAATTATATGTTGAAATACCAAATTTCATAAAACAACAAAAAGAAAAAAGATGATAGAAGATTTAATGCAAATAGATATTAAAAATTTAGACGGACATCACGATAAAATTATGCAAGAAATGATGGACTATAACGCAACTATAACATTTAAATTAATGTTATATGATGAATATGAAGAAATAGATGGGGTTTATTATGATGATTTTATAGAAAACGAACAAGAAACCTTATACACGATTTTAGGAACTGCCTCTGCTGTGTTATACATTTATAATAAACACGAAAAGTTTGAATTATCGGCAGAATTACATAAAGAAATGGAACAATCATTTTGTTTAATTATGAATAAAATATTTAAAGATACGGACAATACTATAAAATTTAGGATGTTAGTTGATAATATGTTTGATACATTTAAAAAAATACTACAATAATGACTATAAACCAAATATTAGTAGAGATTACAAGGAAGGGTTCAATTTTTGATGAAATTATGAATAATGTTTTAAACCCCCGTGTTGATTTAAAACCACAATTGATAAGTGAAATTGCCATATCTTATTTAGAAAACGCTGAAAAAATAGAAAAAGTTTATAGTGATGGGTATTTTAAATATTATTTTATAAATACAATTCGTAATCAAGTCCATTCCTCAACATCCCCATTCCATAAAAATAATAGAATAAATCAATATAATTATATTGGGGAAATAATGGATATGATAGATGATGATGATATAGAAACCAAAATAGAGTTTGAAGAAAAATTAAATAAAATAAATAAATTATACAAAGACACAAGTAAAACCTGGTTTGAAGATAAGATGTGGGAAGAATATTATATCAACGGAAAAACATATAGACAAATAGAAGCTGAATATGGGTTAGACCACTGCCTCGTCTTTCATAATGTGAAAAAGGTAAAAGAAAAAATTAAAAAACAATTGTAATAATAGGGGGGTTAATCATCCCCCTTTTTTTTATGCTTAACTTTTCTATAATACTTCTTTTTATTTTTATAAATATTCGTCTTCAAAGCATCAAAAAGTTCCTGTAAAGTTATTTCAATTTGTTTCATTACAATAATAAATAAAAACAAAAAATCTTGTTTAATATTTATTTTAAATAAAAGGATAAAAAAAAAGAATGAAAAACGAGAATGTAAAACTTATGTTGGGGGACAACATAGAAAAATTAAGGGAATTACCTGATAATTTTGTGGATAGTATTATAACCGACCCACCTTATGGATTATCCTTTATGGGTAAGAAGTGGGATTATGATGTTCCATCTGTTGAGTTTTGGGAAGAGGCTTTAAGGGTATTAAAACCAGGTGGGCATGTATTATCCTTCGGGGGAACAAGAACATATCACAGAATGGTTGTAAATATGGAAGATGCGGGTTTTGAGATACGCGACCAAATTATGTGGGTATATGGTAGTGGCTTTCCCAAATCACATAACATCGGTAAGGCGGTTGATAAGATTGAGGGTAATGAAAGAGAGGTTGTTGGTGATAGTAAAAGACACGGGGGAGGAAGTTATGGTATGTTTGGATATGAAGTTAATAATAAAGAAACAAAAGGACAAAGTGATTATGAAGGGTGGGGAACGGCATTAAAACCAGCAAACGAACCTATCTGTGTTGCAAGAAAACCATTAAGTGAAAAAACAATTGCGGAGAATGTATTAAAACACGGAACGGGTGGTATAAATATAGATGGATGTAGAATTGAATTTGATATAGAAAAAGAAACACCAACTGGTGATATGTATTATTATATTAACAATAAAAAATATCCTAACCAAGAAACTTCCAACTCTAAAATTATGGGTAGTAAAACCAAAAGAGTTGATTTAACTTTAACAGAAGGTAGGTTCCCAGCTAATTTAATTTTTGATGAAACCGCTGCTGAATTATTAGACGAACAAAGTGGGGATAGTAAATCACAAGGTGGTAAAGGTAAAGCAACACAAAAATCATTAGATAGGACAGATATTGGTTATGGTTTTAAAGAAATTGATAATGCCGCAGGGTTAGGTGGTTATGGTGATACAGGTGGAGCATCAAGATTTTTCTATGTTGCGAAGGTAAGTAAGAAGGAACGAAATATGGGGTTAGATAATTTTGAGGAAAAAGAAATGCCACACGGAGCACAAGATAAATGTGGTAAATGTAATAAACAATTTTTAGCACCAAAAAATAGTCAGTGTGTTTGTGAAGAACCTGAAAGATTAAATTCTACTAAAAAAAATACACACCCCACCATAAAACCAATTAACTTATTAACATATTTGGTTAGGTTAATAACCCCACAAAATGGTATTGTAATGGATTGCTATATGGGTAGTGGTTCAACTGGCATTGCCGCATTATTAGAGGGGTTCCAGTTTATAGGAATGGAAATGGATGAGGAATACTTCAACATCGCAGAAGCAAGGATTGATAGTTGGGAACAATATAAAGATTTAATAAAAAAGAAATAATGGTAAAAAATTATACAGATAAACAATTGTTAGATAAGGTTAAATCTCTTACATCTTTTAAGTCAATACCAAGTGGGTATTGGTTATTGGGAGTAAGTTCATTAGAGGACACCCCTAATACATTTGACGACAAGTTCTACCTATTCAAAGATGAAGAATTTATTATGGTATTACAAGGAACAACAAATCCTGGCACCCCCATATTAGAAAATGGTTTTTTAAAATTCAATAAACTTGGGGCAGCAATTGTTAAGACGAATGAATGGTATTATAATGTATGGAAGTATGGATTACATAGAGGTAAAATACCAGCGTTATTACAACTTGGAAATACAATTAAAGTATTTAGAGATGGGGATGGTGATAAAAAGAGTGAAGAGTTAGGTAAATATACTGAAGGGTATTACGGCATAAACTTTCATCCAAACGATTATAATATAAAAGCATGGTTAAAAAAAGAAGATATAGACGGATGGAGTGCTGGTTGCCAGGTAAGTAATGATATGGTAAAATACTTAAAGGTAATATCATTAGTTAAATCACAATCATCAGTATCATATTGTTTAATAAAAGAATTTTAAATAAATAAATAAATAAAACGAATAATGGAAAAAGAAATAAAAGACAAAGCATTATACTTTATAGGATTAAACAGAGTGTATAAAGGTGAAGTGCAAGAGATGATTAAATTTATAAGGGAACATTTTGACCCCAAGTTTAATGTCTGCACATCCTGTGCCGCACAAATAAAGTTTGCACAAAGACAAATACAAAATTGGTTAAATTTAATGGCAATAAAGGAGGAAACAAATATCCCTGTTGTTGAAGAAATTGAAACAAGTTCTAAACCACCTTGCACAAAGTGTAAGAAAAAAACTAAAAATATGTAAATTATGGGATACAAAACAAACTTTCAAAAAAAGAAGGCGGTTGTTGATGCCGCATTTAGTAATGGATTAAATTGGACGAGAGCATATATGGAAATAATGGGGCATGAAAACCCTGATATTGCAAAAAGATGCGTCCATAAAATGAAACAATCTATAGAGGTCAGTAAATATATTGAGTTTAAAGAAAGTGAATTACAATTAAAATACGGGGTAAATAAGGATAAGGTTGTAAAAGATTTAATTGACTTAATTGATGAATGTAAAAATGAAACATCAACAGACAGAAAAAACCTTATTAAAGGATTAGATATGTTAAATAAAATGTTTGGTTATTATACAGCCGAGAAACACGAACATAAACACGAAGGGATAGTTATTAACTACCTAAAACCAAATAAAGATGATTATACTACGGAATAACGACGACTACGAATTTATAATAGGTGAAGATGCTATTGAGTTATTTGATTATTATGGTGTAGATGAATTACACGGATTAAATAGAACT